CTAAAGAGTTACCCAAGTATGGTAAGCGGGTTGTACCTGACAAACGTAAGATCAAAGAAGACAAACGATTGACAAAAGAGGTACGTGATGCCAAGACCACCGAAGATTGATGAGCCTACCAAAACGTACAACCTGCTCATCTCTGTAGCTATGTACGACAAACTAGCTAAACATGCCGAACGATTACACGCCAAGAGTATCACGCAGGTATCTGTTGGTGACTTGATCCGTGAGGGTGTAGAGATTTACTTGGAGGCACTCGACGATGATGACTACGAAGGTGGTGTGGGTCCTCTTGCTAGTGACAGCATATAACGGCGAAGACTTTGCTTTTGAACGCATCGGAGCATACGGCACGATAGCAGAGTGCTACGTCGCATCGACACAAGAATTCTGGGACGAAATGCCCTTGAACAAGGAAGCCTTGTGCATGAGGGTGGAGGAGCTAACAAATGAGACGAATTAAACTACCGAAGGATCGGAAGGGTAATGACCTCATGCCGTACGTCGTATCGAAAGATGACCGACACGAAGTCGTCGCTCCGGTTTCGTCCGTGCGAATCGGAGAAACCCGACGCGATCATGTCAAGTCGAAACATCGCGTTGACTATCCACGCTGGGTTGCGTTGTTTGTCGGGCGAAGTGAAGCTGAGTGCAAAAGATGGCTTGACAAGCACAGAACAACGGTGCTAAAGCTGTGTATACCGTACGAGGTTTCCTAGCGGTTCCTTTTCCCTCGTAGGGTAACTCCGTTGTGGAAGTTGAGCAGGGCTGGCAGAAATGCTGGTCCTGTTCTTTTTTGTTTGACAGGTACGTTTGTTATCGGTATGGGTTATGTTGTAAAAAGGAGATCGACACATGGAAGTAATCGTAAAAGACGAAGATCGCCGACAGCTTTTGAAGGCACACAATGATCTGCGTAACATGATCACCACGATCCACGAATGCAGTGATGTCTGGTTGTCTGACATAGGGAAGTTAGAACACTTGCAACACATGTTGCATCACGCACTCAAGTTCACAGCGCCGGTTGATGGCGAGGGTAACAAGATGTGGTGGCGTGACTATGTGTACGAAGAAGAGGTGCCGAGCGATGAATAAACAGTATGATGTGACAATCAGCGCCACTAATACCGTGCGTATCGAAGCGGTTAATTCACAAGAGGCTCGTGCTAAAGCGTTGGAGTTAGGTGTGCGAGAGGTGTTTCCTTACTCCGCATCAGATGTTGATTATGACATTTGGCACGTAGAACAAATAGGAGATGATGAGGTGCCGATAGATGACTAGACTGTATCAACTGGTGATGGACAGCGCAAAGAACCCGCTGTCCAACATTCCAGACACAAACACCCGACACATGATCATGCAAGTTCTTGCGTGGATGTGGTGTATCGTGTTTTCGTCGTGGGTGGGATCGATTGTCGTGTTTGGCATCAGTGCGCTTGTACACGCAATCCTGTTGGCTGGCATCTTTATCACTGTGGGTGTGTTCGAGACTGCCAAGCGTAAGCCTACTTATTTTGGTGGACTCGGCAGAGGTAATGGAGGTGAGCATGACTGATAATGAGGTTCTGACAAAGGCAGAGGTTTTAGAAGAACTAACAAAGTTATACGACATTTGTATGAACAGCAGTTACGAATCTATTGATAGCTGGTCCCGCATAGCTAGGGTGATTTCAACTGCCGAAGATGTAGTAATACAGGAAATGAAAGATGAGTAAGATATACAGAATACATGATCACGTTGAATCCTGCCACTGCTGGCACTGCGGTGGTTACGGCAAGGTCTCGTACATACGAGATGGGGATGTCGAGGATTGGATGCGCTGTCACGACTGTGACGGTGATGGGGAACTGTACCGCGCCAAGCTAACACAGACGACGGTGATACGTGCCTTCTTGACACAAGCGAAACACGCCTTAGAAGATATAAACCTGACAAACAGCGACTTAGATCAGATATACACAACAATCGATGGCGCAATCGGTGATATCGAAAGATACGAGACAAAGGTAGGGACACGCGATGGGCAAAGTGAGTGACTGGCTGATTGAGATGGAAGAGGACGCATCATACATGACGCGTCAGGAGTTTGTAGACAAGCACGGAGAGACCGTGATCGATCTGTATGACGAACTGCAACTGAAGTGGCAGTACGACCATGCCGAGCCGAGAGAGCCTGACGATGTGGGTTGATCCAGAGGATGACAAAAACCTCGACAGTGTCGTTGACAAACTGGCAACGCTAAACAGACAAATCGATGACGCTTACTGGGTTGGTGACTTTATCAACCCTAACATTACGAACGAGGCAAAACGCCTACGCAGACTTTTGATGGAAGGCAAGCTATGGGAACCAAAATTCTGACAAGTAAAAGACAAGACAAACGCACGACACTAAATCCGGACTATCGGTGCGATAACTGCGGCGAACCGGCCATGACCAAAGATGGTGGACAGCTTCGTTGCCCGTCGTGCTGGCTACGCGAACAGGGACAAAAAATTAAACCTATTGACCGAAGGGGATATCGGCCCTAGTCTCGGTGCATCGTTTTTAACGAAAGGAACCGCTATGAAGAAAAGAATACATATCAACCAGCACGTGATCCGCGCCAATAAAAAGAACGGCACGAACGATCCGGCAATCACGGTTAAGACATACGACCGCAACATCTATGCCGAGCGTGTAGAGATCGACGGGCCATCGTCCGTTGTATACTCACCAGACAAGCCGCTTTCATGCGGCGCGCGTGTATGGATTGAGACTGACGCACCCGTTACAGCTATGATATATGGCGGGGCGGTGTTCGTATGACAAAACAAGCCACGCTAGTCGATCACGAGCGCATGATGTACAACATCACTTGCGTTTATCGCAAAGCCGACGATACGCAACATGCGGAAGGTTTGTTGTGGTACGATAACGCACAGACAGCGGCACACTATATCGCGGTAAGATATGACGTGCCGGTTTATCTGGTGGTGGCTGTTATCGCTGCGCTGTCACCTAACAATAAATGGTCACGTAATGTCAGGAATGCCGACGCATTGATCGGCGCATTTATTCGTGGCGACGGCATAGACTCGGTGAAGGTCTCGACCTATCACAAGATGAAACAAAAAGCGTGGGACATTTTGGCGGCGCGTCCGGACTACGACGGCGCAAAAGCCATGCTGAAAGGTCAGAAAATAACGTCGTTCTTTTGTGATATCATGGGCGAGTTCAACGTGACAATCGACGGCCACGCACGAAACATTGCTTATGGTGAGCGCATCGGATTGACTGACGACCGGACAAACATCGGCGTCCGTGAATACCGCGCTTTGCAAGCCGCGTATGAAGCCGCCGCAGAACGGCTTGGCCTCATGCCTTACCAGCTACAGGCGATAACGTGGCGCGTCTGGCGGGACCGGCACGGCATAACGTGACAAACCGGCTGACGCTAACATTATGGGGATTGGCTAATGGTTTCTGCTCGGCGCGTTCTCTGGGGTGGGGTGGACTTGCGGGCTGATCGGGCAGGTGGCGAGACGATGGGGCTAGCCTGCCGCAACTTTTTTTGACTTGGAGCTTCAACTGGTGCAAAAGATGTGCCATGATTCAAAACATCAACAACGAGCAAAACCGGAAAGGAACCGACATGCTTGACCTACCAACGAACACAATAGCCGCCGATATGGCAATTCGTACTGGTGACGAAATATATGCCATCCACAAAAACCCGAGCGATGTGGGCTTGTTCTCACGTTATGCGAAGGTGGAGCGGGTGCCGATCGAGGCACAAACGCCGGACCGCTTCTATGATGAACGGGACGGCATAGACTATGACTTGATGTCAGCCCGACCCGTTGAAGGGTATTCGGCACTGTATAACCGTGCCACCGATAGCCTCTTGGATGTCCGGCCAGTGTCTCGGCATTATGCCTTGATCCCGCATGAAGACCTTTTTATGCGGCAGGCGGCGCTCTTGCATGAATCCGAACTGCCGACCGATAACGTCACGGTGACCGACCGCATCTATGGTTATGGTAAGCGGGTGCATCGCACGGTTGTCTTTCACGACCTTGCAACTGAAGACCAAACGCGGCAGGGAAAGACTGACCGCGTCGAGTGCCGCATGGACATTTTCAACAGCGTCGACTTGTCTTGGGCGTTTCAGGTGTTCAGCGGTGCCTATCGTGACTTGTGCCGGAACTCTCTTGTTTTTGGTGGTGCCAAATCGTACCACCAGCGCAAAATCCATAAGGGCAACATCTCTATTGACGCCATGATATCAAAAGCCGGTTATGGTCTCGATATGTGGGTGAACAACCGCGACCAGATGAACGTCTGGAAAGAGTCGCATTGTTCGAGCTTCGACTTCCAGCGGATGTTGAAACAGACGATATGCCGCAAGAAGACGAAAGCCGCACAGCATGACGAAAAGCTAGCTATCAACGAAAGCAAGTTGAACTGGCTTCTAGAGCGGTTTAGTGAAGAGACGCCAGAACTGGGCAACACGCTCTGGGCCGCTTACAATGCCCTGACGCACTATGCCACGCACTTGCCGGGAACGACCACACGCAACAACAACAAGGAACTAGTCGCCACCCGCCGCAATGATGAAGTGCGGGACGTGATCGGCTCTAGTTTTTGGCAAGGCTTGGAAAGGAATTACGCCTGAATGGAAGTGCTCTTGCTTGTGTATCGCATCGCTGTAATGGTGGTGCTTGTTTCTCTGATCTGGGCCTTTATGGCTATCTAATCTCGAAAGAAAGGAACCGAGATGACTTTCAACAATATACCGAAAAACCTAGTTGATGAGCTTTGCGCTTGTTATGACCGGATCGAACTTGCAATTCGTGCCGACGAACGCAACAGGCTACTCGCTAAATTCCGCGAGGAATTCCCGACCGAGCCAGTGGCAAAGCCTGCGCCGGTTACCGGCTTACACGGTGAAGAATTGTTCCCGCTGCGTGAATCCGGCCTGCAGCCGAACGACCTCAACGCCACCCATGCGGCGCTAATCTCTTGGCTGTCACGTGGTACGTTTATGGCCGTGCCCACACTGGCGGGGCATCTCGGCGTTAAAAAGCAATCCGTCTATCACTATCTGTCCGGCCTCAAGAAGGCGGGTTATCAGATAGAGATTCGCAGCACCGGCAACCGCAAAGGCGGTTATGTGAATATTTACCGGCTTGCCAAGACCGGCTGAAAATCGTACTAAAGAGGGGCGGGTGCTTTTACCCGCCTCTTTTCGAAAAGGAACCCGAACAAATGAACATTGACATTTTCGCACATCAGAGCCGCAACCGTGACGACGACCAGCCTGTTATCTTGAAGGCACTTCGCCGCAAACATAAGGGTTGGGACTGCTTTACTCTCACTGGCCGCGACCAGCGTGCCAATGAATTCGAAATTCGGTTTTTCCTTGATGACGGGCAGCAATTCGAGATGGAAACGATATTTTCCAGCGATCACCCCGACCATCCCGAGAACATGCTAGCCGAGAAGAAGGCGAGCTAAACTGTTACCCTGCGTCGGGGGCTAATACGGCGCTTCCTCCCTTAACTTGCCCCGCCCTAGTTGGCGGGGTCTTTTTTTGTCCGGCATCTTGTTAAATAGCTTGGCGGTTGAACTGGCGGGATAATTCGGCGGGCTTGCCTTCGGGATAGGCCGCGCTTTCTGGCGTCGATTAAGCCGGTCGGGCCATTACCGGCATGACAAAAAGGGCAACGCGCGTGCGTGCGCGGCGTGTGGCCCGTTATATATCCGGCGGGAGTAATCGGCGGGTACGTTTTGCAGGGTGGGGGCCACCTTGGCAAGGCTCGTAGATGACAAGAAAAACCCGCAGAAATATGCCGTGCGCGTGGGTACGCATGGGCCACCGGAGGTACCCCCGCATTTGCATGCAATACCGCGATCAATTTTGTTTTTTGAAGGTAATCGGGGCGTATAAAAAACGTACGCCGCTAGGGCAGCAAAACGTACCCCAAAAGGAGGGCAAAACGTACCCCTAACGTAGGGGACGGGGTGTATGTATAGTTTACCCCGGCGGGCCTATGCCCATAGTACAGTCGGATTTTGATTTTGTCAAGAAAAAAAGTTGACACCCCAGTAATCAACCGCTATACTTAGGGCGTGGATCACACATTTACCCGTCACACCTTCCCTTAAACACCAATGTTTACTAAATAAAGGTACGACGCACGTGTGGTTCACCCCGTTTCAAAGGAAAAACTTTATATGTTCGACGCATTACTTCTCGTTTGTGCCCTCGCAACGCCGGAAAAGTGTGTACGTTTTGACGATACACGCGGTCCCTACGAAACGTACGACGAATGTAAGGTCCGTTCGTACGAAATGGCGGAGGGAGTAGCACAAATGTTCCCCGTTCCGGCTGCGTATAGCTTCAAGTGCATCGAAAGAGACTTCACGTGAACCTTTTACCCCAGCAAAAGGCGAAGGAACGCACCCTAACGCCTCAACAGACTGCATTCTTGGACATTTTGTTCGAAAATGGCGGTAACGTAACGCAAGCAGCCGTAGATGCGGGGTATTCACGCGGCTCTTCACAGTGGCTCAAGAAGACTCTGGCCGATGAAATCGTAGAACGTACGAAAGACATCCTTTCCGTCAACGCAATCAAGGCAGCTAACCGCCTCGTCAACACAATCGACAATCCCACCCCCGAACGCGGTGACGACTTACGTCTCAAAGCAGCCGAATCCCTTTTGACACGCGTCGGCGTACGCGCTCCAGAGCAAATAAACCACAATGTCACGGCAGTACACGGTGTAGTCCTGTTGCCACCGAAAAACGAGGTAATCATCGATGTATAACTTGACCGCAGAAGAAGAATCTCTCGCTCGTCAACTGTATTTTAGACTGGGCTACGATGAATACTCCACTATGGAAACGTATCTTCGCAGTGGGCAGTCTAACAAAGACGTAAAAGAATACGGACCTTCAAAGAACGCGAGTGGTGGAAAGGTACATCGTGGACGACAAGCCAGCGGAAGCTCCGAAAAAGCGCGGTAGGCCGAAGCGCGATCCAAATGCGCCTAAAGCCACTCT